TTCTATTTAAATTTCTATCTGTACTTCTAAACTCTCCGCTATTAATGAGCCTATTTCTTATTTGATTATATTCTCTCTCAAATTGTCCTTTTGGTTTTGCTGTAGGTTCTAAACCTAATTTCTCATATGTTGCAAGAATTGCCATAAAAAAAGCACCCTTTCGGGTGCGGATATATTTCCAAAGTGGATAAGTTATGCAGCGATGTGGTCGCTTATTGTTTGTTCTCTAATTGGTTTATGTCCAAATTTGTCTCTCATCCAAGAGAGCCAATTTCTACTACCTTTATCCTGATTGCACTTTCGACAGGCACATACAACATTGGTCGTAAGATTTTGCCCACCTCGGCTACGAGGTTTAACGTGATCGAGTGTAAGTTCTTTAAATTCATAAGTTTCTCCGCAATAAACACATGTACATTTGAAGTGCTCTTTAACGGCTCTTCTCCAGAGCCTTTTAGAATCTGAACTTGTCATGGTTATTAGGTTTTGTAAGTAATGTTTTGGACTAGGTAGTAGAGGGGTCATTTACGTATTTTGAGTCTGCTTTTTCGGCTTCGGTTTTTAGATGGACTTTGGAGAGTCGCATCTTTTGGGTTTTTACTGTTTTGTTTCCCTGGCTTATGGGCGACATCTTTTCCGTCACCATTGCCATAAGTACCTTTGGCTCGATTAATAGCATTCGCATTGACACGTAGTGCTACCCCTTTTTTTGTTTTGTTATATGCTTTTTGGGAAGCTTTAAGATTGCCGTTGGCATATCTAGCTCCGTTGGACTTTGCCATAGAGTCTTCTCTTTACTAAGTCTGGATCTATTTCCGGCAAAACATTTGCCAGTTTGTGTAATGGGTTGCCATCGTATGCAACACCTGAAATATCGTTTGATTTCAGCCAATCACAGGCTGCTTTTAAGTCTTGAGTTGTAGCGTCTCCGCTTTTGACTCTAGATAAAAATTCTTTTGTGACTAACTGGTGGAGTTCGTTAAATTGCTCTTCAGTTGCCTTTTTCATTGTTTTTCGTAAAAAAAGCCCTCCTAGAATCGCCTACAAGGGCAATGAAAAAAGGGCTGGTTATATTTGTACCTGTAGTTTTAGGTTTTTTTCTTCTTAGGAAAGCCAGCTTGCATATTCTTATAAGCTTTGGCTGTAACTGTACTTTTAGACTTAGGTCTGCTAGTACCAGCTTTTTTTCTCTTATTGATGTTTGCGTATAAACCTTGTTTTGCCATAATTAACATTTCCATTTGCGAAGGGCAAGTGCCTTACGAGTAGGCTTGCCGTTTGGTTTTTTCATTGGTCCTTTTACACCCGACATGCGAGCACAAAAAGATTTTTTACGAGAACCTCCACCAGGTTGTGGAGCTTTAAGATTAGAACCAGTTTCTCTGTTGTATTTTTCTCTACCAGCTTTGGTGAGTCCGCCAGTACGACTTTTATGTTTACCGATTTTTAAACTGACGTTTTTTTTAGTCATTATTTAATTCCTAAGCCTTTTTTAACTATTGCGAGTGCTTTATCATCTAGTTCGTTATCTGATTGCTCAACTAACTTCTGTAGTAGGTCAATAACGAATGTTTTAAATTTTGGACTTCTTAATGCAGAAAGTACGAATGGTTTTGCTAGTGCTAACATTATTCTTTTTTGGTTAATTGGATAGGTACGACATCAGCACATAATTTGGCTGAGTCTGTATTGGGTCGGAAGGTGAAACCTTTCCGTTGTAGTTCGGCACATTTAAGTGCTCTAGTCATTTCTTGAGAGAGTCTCATATTCCGTTCATGTAACGCACCAATGCGTTGACATTGTTCAGTCAGATCTCTATTTAAAGGAACTGAGAAGTTTATTTGAAACCCCCAGTTCTCATTAATTACGTAACCATCTTCAGTTTCAGGTTGTACATCGTTGCCCATATAAAAAGGACTAAACGTCATAGTGCTTCCATTACATGAAGTTCCCGGAGCAAACTGTTGTCTCGAGGGAGCTCCATTGTTTTGAAATTGCACTGCCTGATTGGTCACGTTTCCAGTAGCTGCGGCGACTGGATTTGAGTTGTTATTGGTATCTCCTTCAGCAAATACTGGACTGCCTATTGTGAGAAGACAGAGAAGGAATTTGTAGTGGAGTTTATTGTGTAGTCTGTTGTGATATCCCATTTTTCTATAAGACCAGCAGCTCTAGTAGTTGTTTCCAACTGCCAAGCTTTAGTGTCATCTTTAACTGAGAATGTTGTGTCAGCAGCAGATAAGCTACCTGAAGCAGTTACGTTAGTACCTGACCAAGTTTTTACGGCAGCTCCCATCACTTCCTTTTTTGTGACTTCTTTTATAGTCTGAGTCGTGACTGTATTACTCGTCATATTCCCTGTTGTGAACTGAGGAGTGACGGTATTAGCTCTTGCTATTGCGGGTGATAACAATGCTAAGAGTATGAATAATTTAGTCATACTTTTGTTGTTGGTTTTTTAGCCATTGGGCAAGCTGGAGGTTTTCCATTGCCATTTTTTCCAGTCGTCAAGCCAAAAGTTGCTAGGGCTCCAGTAAATACGCTGGCGACGAAAGTGATATCTGAGTTACCAGATTTCTTCACCATAGGAATTTCAACGTAGTTCATCGTAATGATGAAACCAGACCAGACAACAACGCCTAACCTGACTACAGTTCCCAGAAATTCTATTTGGTGTTCTTTATCTTCAGCAAGATCTTTTACCTTACCTAAGAAACCTTTTTCTTTGACTGACTTATCTTCTTCCATCCTGTTTTTAATATTGGTTTCATTGCAGTTACAACGTATTTAAACGCTGCTGTAGCTGTCAGTGTTGCAGCCACAGAAACAACCGCAGTTGTTGTAGCCGTTACTAAGATCTCAGTCTCAGGTACTGGCATTTGTTGATCTGTAAAAGGTATGTCTACCTTTCTCATTCCGGGAGATTCCGGCTCTTCAGAAGTAGTTTCTTCAGGTTCTTCTTCTGCTTGTAAATCACTAGGAGGTACAACCATTGGAATATAAGAAGGAACATCTGCTGTAGGTAAAGGGATGGATATAGTTTCTATTTTTTCTACTGGTGGTAATACTATGGTGGGTATTTCCATTAATCAGCTTCTAATGCAGCGACTTTGGTTTCTAATGTTTCTACTCTAGCAATAAGTTGATTTATTACAGAAATATACATTGCATCTTTACTACCAAATTTTGATGTTTTTATAATCCCAACATCTTCGCCTTGTCCATTTGTACCTTTATCTACTAAATCATAATCAGGATCATCTTTATCAATGTTAATAGTTGTAACCCATTGATTATCTACTGCTTCTAAATCTTGAGCTAAAAATCCTTTTACATTTGTTTTATCTCCATGCATTTCTGGATTAATCCAATCAAAAGTTTTTGATTTATATTGTTTAAATTTTTCAATATCGTAAGAATAATCCGCAACATTTTTCTTAACTCTGCTATCTGATATGCTACCTATCCCTTGGTCTGTACCATATAACTCACCGTTATGCTCGATTCTAAAATGATTAACAATAGACGTTCCAGCATTAGTTGTTGTAAAGAAATTTAAACCAACATCTTGTGCTGCACCATATTGCCCTTTAAGTCCTGCATACCTTATACCGTCAGCAGTACCAAAACCAACAAATTGATTTGTACTACGACCTAAAATTAAATTAGCGTCATCACCAAATAAACCCATATTGAAATTTCCTGTTGCACTATTATTGTGATGTTGCCATATAAATGCACCAGTACCGCCACCTGTTCCAGTTCTTTTTGCTCCGCAAGTATATCCATAGTTAGTAAGAGAACTTATAGAATATGCAATTCCTGTAAACCCATGTGTATTTGTGGTTTGGGGTGCATCTAATCGAATATGAGGGCTAGTAAAAGCTCCATTACTGTTAGTAGTATTTTGAGCTTGAGATACTGTAAGATGACCAAGATCAGTAGTTGTTCCTAAAAGTAATGCCCCACCTGATGTAAGACGCATACGTTCATTTGCACCATTAGTTGCAAAAGCTAATTCATTATCTGCTGGTCTATATATTTGTGCTTGTATGCTTGATGATGGAGTTGTATTAGCAGCTAACATAAAAGCGTTTCCGAGAACATCACCAGAAACATGTAATGTTCTACTAGGACTTGTTGTACCTATACCCACTTTCCCAGACGAATCTATACGCATACGTTCTGTTTCTGCTTCATTTCTAATTATTAGCTGGTCTGTGTCAATAAATGTTTTATCGTCATTTGTACGAACATATAAACCTCCTTCGCTATTACGAAGTTTTAATCCAGTATCAACTGTTCCACTTTGATTTATGTCTAATAAAGTTCCATTCCAAGTTAAAGTTGACTCACCATTTAAAGTATTAGCAGTACCAGAGCCAGTAATAACTCTGTTATCTGCGTTGTTGTTTATTGTTGTACCAGCAGGGATGCTTACTGTTTCAAAGCTAGGATCTGCTCCGTTGTTTGCTCGTAAGAACTTACCATTGTTATTGCTATCGCCATGTGGAAGTT